TTCGATGTAGAGCTTGCCGAAGCGCTCCGTCCTGCGGATGATCTCCGCATTGGCGATGATTTCCTTCTTTTCCGTGACCAGTTGGTTGTACGCCGATATGAACGCCGCCTTGACCTCATCCTCCGTGACGTGTGGAGTCTGGCACTTATCTCCGTTGTACTTCCGGTTGCAGCGGTAGATGACCTTGCGGTACCTGTCCGTGGAATGCCAGACCTTCGAGCCGTACCAGCCGCCACAGTCAGCACATTTTATCTTGTTGGAGAAGATGCTCACGCCGCTGTACCGTGAACCGCCTTTCGTGCGCTTGGCAAGCTCCGCCTGCACCATGTCGAACACCGCAGGGCTGATGATAGCCTCGTGGTTGCCCTCCACGTAATACTGCGGGACCTCGCCCTCGTTCTTTTTCATTTTCTTCTCCAGGAAGTTTACCGTGAACTCCTTCTGCAAAAGAGCATCGCCTTTGTAC